GAATGTAAATTAAAAATTTAAAAAATGAGAAAATGAAAATTACAAGAACGTGATTATGAAACAAATGTTATTGTAAATTTTATTTTCAAAGAAAGGACAAAATATGTTTGATGTAAAAACAGATTTTTCCGTATATAGGAATTGTTATTTTTTCGTGAACCATTATGCTGCTGATAATAGCTTGATGTTAAGAATATACAACAACATAGATGGAGCAATAGCAGATATTACAGTTTGCCTGGATGATAAATTTCTTAAGGATAATCAGGCATATGTTGACACAAACAACAGTGAATTTGCACCAAAACTTATTAAAGAGCTTGGGATAGGTAAGCCACTTGGTAAAACAAGAAATAGTGGTTTTTGCACATACCCTCTTTATGAATTTGATCTCGAAAAGATTGGAGAAGTAAGTAGATGATTTGCGGTGAATGTAAATATCACAAATACAGTCCTAGTGACGGAGAATGGATTTGTACAAACGAAGATAGCGATAATTACGCACTTGAAACTGAATATTGTGATTCTTGCGTTGATGGAGGAGAAAAATGACTTATGAAGAATTTCTAAAAAGTAAGGAATTACAAACTATACAGGCTGGTTTTGATATAGATAAAAACGATTTAAATCCATTGATGTTTGATTTCCAAAAGGATATATGCGCATGGGCTTTAAAAAAAGGCAAGTGCGCAATCCTTATAGGATGCGGATGTGGAAAAACAATTTTGCAACTTGAATGGGCTAATCAGATATACAAGAGAGAACATAAAAATGTATTGATTGTAGCCCCTTTGTCAGTAGTAAGACAGACATTTAATGAATCAGCCAAATTTAATATTGAAACAGCTATATGTGTATGTAGAACACAAGAGGATGTAAGACCAGGAATAAACATAACAAACTATGAAATGATTGAACATTTTAATGCTGATGAATTTATAGCAGTGGTTCTTGATGAATCGAGTATATTAAAAAGTTTTACATCACAGACAACGATTGATTTTACACAGAGATTTTCAAGAGTGCCTTATAAACTTTTATGTACTGCGACAATATCGCCTAATGATTATACAGAAATTGGAACATCATGCGAGTTTCTTGGAATTATGAGTAGAACAGAAATGCTTGCGACTTATTTTGTTCATGACGGTGGAAAAACATCTAATTGGAGATTAAAAAAAGCTGGTGCTAAGAAGTTTTGGGAATGGTTCGCTACATGGGCGATTATGTTTACTAATCCGTCTGAACTTGGATATAAGATTGATGGATATGATCTTCCTGAACTTAACATAAATACCATAATAACAAAATCAAAAGTAAATGACTATGAAATGTTCGCAAAGGTAGCAGAAACATTGGAGGAACGTAGGCTTGCAAGAAAAGAAAGCATGGAAGATAGAACCGATAAAGCTAAGACTTTGACGGAACAGGATGACTCACAATGGCTTTTATGGGTTGATTACAACGATGAATCAACAATGCTGCATAAAAAAATTGAAAGTGTCGAGGTAAAAGGTTCGGATAGTCCTGAATTTAAAGCTGATGCAAGTATTAATTTTGCAAGTGGTGATATACGTTGTCTTGTAAGCAAACCTAGTATTTTCGGTTTTGGTTCAAACTTTCAGACTTGTCACAATATGATTTTTTGTGGAATATCTGACAGTTATGAAAGATTTTATCAGGCAGTCCGTAGATGTTGGAGATTTGGACAGAAACATAAAGTAAACGTATACATTATTTTGTCTGAAAAAGAAATTGCAATTCTTGAAAATATCAAGAAAAAGCAAAAGCAGATGGAACAGATGCAAAAAACAATGACAGGGCTTATGAAAGAGGTCACTCTATCAGAAATTCAGCATACAACAAGAATTACGACAGAATATAAGCCAACAAAAGAAATGGAGATGCCATCATGGATATAAAGGTACTTGATAAAAAGATTACAGATAGATATGCAGTTTATAACGGCGATACGACTGAAATTATTAGAGATATTCCTGACAATTCAATAGGATTGTCGGTGTATTCCCCACCGTTCAGCTCATTATATACATACTCAAATTCTGACAGGGATTTAGGAAATTCAAGAAACGATGAGGAATTTTTTACTCATTTTGAATTTATTGCTAAAGAAATATACAGAATTTTGAAACCAGGACGCATTATGGCTGTTCATTGTATGCAGATACCAGCTATGAAAGAGCGTGACGGATATATAGGCATAAAGGATTTTAGAGGTGACTTGATAAGAGAGTTCCAAAAATGCGGATTCATCTATCATGGTGAGGTTACTGTTTGGAAAGATCCTGTTGTAGAGATGCAACGCACAAAAGCACTTGGTCTTTTGCATAAGCAACTTAAAAAAGATAGCTCACGTACAAGAATGGGGTTGCCTGATTACATAATCTTCATGCGCAAGGATGGTGATAACGAAGATGCTATCCAACATACCAATGAGAATTTCCCTGTTGATTTATGGCAAGATTACGCAAGCCCTGTTTGGAGAGAATATGCAAGTCCTGTTTGGTGGAATATAAACCAGAGTAACACATTAAACAAGAACTTTACTGATGCAGAAAGTGAGCGTCACATCTGCCCTTTGCAGCTGGACGTAATTGAAAGATGTGTAAAGCTCTATTCAAATGATGGTGACACAGTATTCACACCATTTATGGGGATAGGCTCAGAGGTGTATCAATCTGTAAAGATGGGCAGAAAAGGAATAGGAATTGAATTGAAAAAAGAATACTTCGATCAGGCGGTTAAGAATTTACAGGCACTTGATGATGAAAATAATCAAATGACACTTGAGGATTATTTTAATTTGAGAGTATGAAAGGTAGTATGCAATGAATAATGTTGAGAAACTTAACTAGAAATACCCTCAAATGATAAAATTTGCCACCTAGATTTAATTAGAATATCTTCCGCAAGGATTTTATCATTCAGAAAATAAAATAGCCTTAAATCGCAAAATATGAAGATATTCTAATTTTCTAAAGAACATTTTAGAAGATATGCTAAAAATGCAAAATTTAGTACCTAGATTTGATTTTTAAATTCGTGATAGGGAAATTATCACAAAACTATTTTAAGTGTCTTAAATCTCAAAATATGAGGTTTTAAGCATAGATTATTTGTAACTATTAACTGTTCGTATTGGCTCATAAGGAATTTATCACACACAAACTTATTGAAAGCCAATTTCAAAGTCCTTGCCCTCTTAAATGGGGCAAGGCAGAAAGGGAGAAGATGAACCTAGATTCACTTAGTGAACTTGTTGAGGATATATTGAGAAATGACGTAAGGGCAAGAGAGGATGATATGTATTTATACGGCATGGTATGTAAAGCCAAGAATGTTAACGCTATAACAGAACCATTTTTTACTGTATGCCTTAAGAGCAAAGAGTTAGGTTTTCCAAGTCCAGAATCAGTATCAAGATGCAGACGTAAGATTCAGGAAAACAATCCGTCCTTGTGTTCTGACAAGGCAAAAGATATTAGGGGTAAGTATGAACAGATGTTTTTGAATTTTGCAAGGGGGTAAGTAATGGGTGTCAAAAGAATAGTTAGCACTAGCTTTTGGAATGATGATTTAGTTTTGGAAACATTTACATCAGAGGACAAGTATTTCATGCTTTATCTTCTGACTAACCCACATACAACTCAGTTAGGGATATATCACTTGCCTATAAAGTTGGCGGCGGTTGAAATGGGATATTCAGAAGAATCTATCAGGAACTTATTAAACAGATTTGAGAACACATATAACCTTGTCATGTATTCAAAGGACACAAACGAGATAGCAATTAAGAACTATCTTAAGCACTCTATTGTCAAAGGTGGTAAGCCAGTCATGGACTGTTTACTTAGAGAAGAAGATATGGTAAGCAACAAAGCATTACTTGAATACATAGCAGTACACATAAACAAACAGATAGATAATAGAGTTATTAAGAATACAACTATTATAGATTATATTAATCACTTAAATAATATATTAGATATTAATAATACTAAAAGTTATATAAATGATTTAGTTAATGATAATAATAATGACAATGACAATGATGATTCGTACCACGATTCGTATAACGATTCGTACCACGATTCGTCAGAACAGAAAAAAGATAGTATTGATTACAAGACGATAGTTGACTTCTTGAATGAAAAAGCGGGTACACACTACAAACATTCGACAGAGAAAACTAAAAAGCTAATCAGAGCAAGAATGAACGAGGGCTTTACCCTTGATGATTTCAAGACTGTTATTGAATACAAGGTAAAAGAGTGGCGAGGAACTAAATTTGAGCCATATATCAGACCAGAAACATTGTTCGGTACTAAGTTTGAGGGATATTTGAACAATGCAAGTAAAACAACAACAGTGTTTGATACAGTTAACGATAGTTGGCGCAGACAGTTAGAAAGTTGGTAAAGATATGGTAAGTGATACAGAACTTAAAAATCTGATTGAAAATCTGAAAGTTAACTACGGTGATAAATTCACGCTAACAAGGGATATGTACGGACTATGGATGCGCAGTTTCAAGAACTGTAATCCTAAGTGGTTAAAGAAAGCAGTTGAAACATACATTCTGACTAACGAGTTTGCTCCTACAATCGCAAGTATCAATAAGTTATATACAGAGGTTGCAGAACGTCGCAAGGAAGAATCAAGGATTATCATGAGTTGTTTTGAAGATGCAAGACAGACATATCCGAAGATAGAGCCAGACGTTAGAAAAAAACTGAAACTTGAATACATCGAATTTATCAAGGGTTATCCATCTGAGAAACAGGTAATAATTGCAAATAGGTTTTATCGTACTTGCGTGAATGACCTTTTAGAAACAGAGAGACACAACTTAGAACGAATTACTTTTGATGATTATGCAAGAAACTACTTTAAGGAGCACAGATATGACGGAGATTAAGCCACTTGAAAAACAGATAATTGGAGCACTTGTTTATGACTTTGATAATATTCAGGAGATTATTGGTGTTGTTCGCGCTGAGATGTTTGAGAGTGGCTTGTGTTCTTGGATATATGCAGAGTATGAAAGAGCTTTTGAGCAAGGGAAAAAGATAGATCAGTTCACTCTAGAGCAGAATGTTAAAGCTGAAAACATAAGAGAATTTCTTGGTAGTTGTATATCAGAACACATCACCAATGCAAGTTTGACTAATGATGCAGAGGTACTAGTTAAGACTTGGAAAAAACGCAAACTTGAAGAAATCTTAAGTAAACAAGAGTTTACAGAACAGAACATTGAGAGTGAGATAAACAACCTCATGGAAGATTTGAGGGGGCTCAATGTAGGAAATAAGTCTAAAACACACACGGCACACGAACTAGCTGATATGTACGGCAGTGACTACTTTAAAGAGCATACTGAGAAAGTTGTTAATTTTGGAATTTCAAAAAAACTTGATGAAATGGTTTCTTTAGAGGGTGGGGATGTAACAATTATAGCGGCTAGACCGTCAGTTGGTAAGTCAGCTTTTACTACTCAGATTGCTAATTCAATGTCAGACCGTGGACTTAAGGTTGGATTCTTTAACCTCGAAATGTCTAGTAAGCAGTTGTTTGAGAGATTGATTGTATTAAACAGTAATATCGAACTTAAGAGATTAAAGTATGCTATTAAGTTTCTGAATGATGAAGAAACAGACTATAACAATGCACTTGAACACTTAAGGATGAATGACAATCTTGTTATTACGACAGGTGCAAAGTCAGTGTTGGAATTAAGGGCAGATTGTATCAAGAATCAGTACGATGTTGTCATAGTTGACTACTTGCAACTTCTTAAGGTTGGCAATAGATATCGTGGTAATAGAGCGGCAGAAGTCGGTGAGGTATCAAGAGAGATCAAGGCACTTGCAACAGAACTGAATATACCGATTATTGCATTGTCACAGTTGCGCCGTGTTCCTACTGGAATGAAAGACGGTGAGCCTGGAATGTCAGACCTTAAAGAATCAGGAGATATCGAACAAGATGCTTCGATTATCATTATGTTGTGGAATACAGATGAAACGCACACACAAAAAGGTGTCAAAGTCGAAAAGAACCGTCAAGGCACACTCGGTAAAATCGTTATGGACTTTGAGGGCGGCAAGATGCGTTTCTATGATGCAGAAGAAGATATCAGAACAGTTAATGCAGATGATGATGAAATACCATTTGACTAAAAGGAGATAAGAAACATGAAAGCAAATTTTGAAAAAGGTTGTCCTGAATTTAACGCAATTACAGATTTTTGGCATTTTATGAGAGATAATTGGGTAACAGAGACAACAGATGAATACTGGTCTGGAGTTGTAAAAGGTGCAGATGCTTTAGCGGATAAGTATAAAAATACAAGT